ATTGCGTGAACAGAAATAGGCAGGGGCCATATTATAGCCTGTGTACTTTTTATCTTTATAATCATCTCCTAAAATTCTTACGTCAATTTTTAATTCATTTATAAGAGATTCAAGATCTTCTTCCGTTGAGTAAATAACCACCTCATCAACATATCGAATTGATTCTAAAATACTTTTTCTTTCCTCTACAGATAGAACTGGTTTTAACTTTTCTGGGCGTTCCTCATTGGGATTTTCGTGAAGAGCGACTATAAGATAGCTGCACACATTCTTCGCTTCCTTCCACATCTCGATATATCCTGGGTGTATGACATCAAAGGCTCCTGCTACCAAACCTTTAACAGGAATTTCCTGTCTCTTCCAGTCATCAATGTGAATGCATTTATCATCAATTAATAAATCGAATGTTGGTTTTTTATTTGTTATAAGTTGATGGTACTTAACTCCCCAGGTTTTTAATTGCTCATGAGTAAAATCAGTCCAATCTATTCCTGATGAAGCTCCTCGGGCGGTAAAAAATAAAAGGGTATTCCCCTCATCGTACAACTCATTAATTCTATCTATAACAATACTATCAGGTATAGAATAATGATAGTTATTATTCCCAGGAGTTGTGCAAATGGTCCCGTCGATATCAAAACAATAAATCATAGAATTGAGTGTAAGATAACCTGATGAAGGCACTCTACGATGCCGAAACTCTCTGAATCTACCCAAAAGTCTACTGCTGCAGTATCCGCAAAAGCTTTACGTACTTTATTCTCTTCCGAAAACCCTGTTAGGAGAACATACGGAATACTAGATAGATTACAAAAATCGGCACAATTGTATATGTTTATAGAATTACCAGAAGAAGATATCAAGATCACCAAGGTGTTTTTATCAGAAAACTCCTTTAAGAAAATCTTATACGCATTCTCCATTCCATAATCATTAATATAACACGTTAGTCTGGAAGGATCGGAGAAGGTAAAGGCTTCCTTTTTTAAAAATTTGGTGTAATCCTGACTGATGTGAGAAGCAATTGAATTACTACCTCCATTCCCTATAATTATAATCTTTTTATGTCGATCAACTACTTGTTTTAGTAAATCAACTTTGTCTCTATCCACTTTTTTTAAGTTCTGCTCAAAACTATTCAAAAAATCAAACTTCATATGCCTGCACTCCTTGGTTGTCTATGCTTATTGGGATTGTTCCTGCTGGGGTATATCCTTTTTTAGAAAGGATCAGGAAGTACCCTCCATTCCCTGCCCCACAAAGCCTGTGGGCTAAAATATTAGAGTCCTTAGATAAACGATTATCAATATTTTTTAACATATTATCCCCCAGCATTTGAGGAAGGCTTTTCTTTTTGCTTTCCCATCCTAACCCTACAAGATTAATAAACTCTTCAAAATCATTATCGTTTATACTCCTATCCATCAAAAGCATTATGTCTAGGATACCCATCCTATCACTTTTAATAACTTTCTCCAAAACAGTAGTAGACTCTCTAACAACTCCCGTGTATAAAAGATGCATATCAAAATTAGAAAACATCTCTGAACTTAAATAACATACTTTTGGATCTTCGTCTTTATAAAACTCTAACTTCTTGAACGACCCTAAACCACAACCATACGGATCTTGATATCCAGTATACCTATTAAATGTTCTTTCTATATCCAAAGCTAACTTAACAATATCAAACGTGGACATCTCTTTATTGCATAGCTTTGCCATGGCTGCGACCGCTGCTACTGTATACGAAGAGGAAGAAGCTAATCCTGTGCCTTGAGACGCGGAATCTGTATTAAAGGTCATAGTAATGGGATCAGTAGGGAAGCGTTTCATTACTTCTCTTGCGATATCATTTCTTATGTCTGTGACATCTTTAACTTCTTCCCTCTCTGAATAATTAACAATGTACTTATCGGTATTGTTTTTATGAACCGTAATATAAGTATAAAGAGTAGATGGGAAGCTAATTACTCCTCCGTAACCATTGGAGTCTATGAAGTCTTGCAGGTCTGTGGATCCTCCTGCGAGCGATACGCGGAGAGGGCATTTAGCAAATATCATGTGATTTTATAGTTGAAATCCTATCATCTTGAGTTAGTTGATTAGTATCCCCCAAATTTGAAAGCTCATTCATTTGTGAAGTTCCAGCCCAAGAGAGAAGACGCTCGATAATTTTCTTCTCAAAAAAGAAATCAAAGAAACGCAGTTTCCACCTAAGCAAGGCTAATGCCTCAAAAGGCAAAATTAGTAATCTTTTTAAACCTGGGAAATTTCTATCAGTCTTATCTCCTTTCCCACTATGAAACCTCAAACCCCCAATATGATAAAGGTTGCTTGCTCGCTTGTCGTAGGTCTGATGTAAACTATAATCTGACCAAGCCTCCATTGTTGTAGGTAGCTTAGACTTGTCTACTAAATCATACAAAGGGCTGCCTGGAAGAGCGGTATATGCATAGAAGTTCTGTGTACAATTACCCCCAGCTTTTTTGTGGATTTCATGAAGCCTTTCTGCTTGATCAAGGGTTTCATTGACCTCTGCGGTTGTCTCCGTAGGGAAACCCGTGATCCAGTAATAAAGAGGCCAGATACCGTGATTGGCTAATGCCTCAGCGCACTCAATCTGCTCATCTTTAGTAATGTCTTTTTCTGTTAACTCCAGCATCCTTTCGCTGCCTGTCTCCATTCCGATAGATATGTGCTTAATTCCCATCTCCGCCATCAACCTAGCATCCTCGTCCTTAATCTGATGAGCGCGAATAGAGGGTCTGTATTCAATCCCATTATCCCATAGAAATTTAACCAGATCTAAAATTCTTTTCATCTTCCCAGGCCAATCATCTCCATGCTCTAGCTTGTTCATTCCTACAGTATCTCGCAATCTGATAATATCTTCTTTCCATCTGTCGAGATCTACCGATTGCCAAGTCCTTTCAAAGAACTGTTGGATATAGCAGAAGGCACAACGAAAAGGACACCCTCTACTGGTAAGTAGAATAGTATCGCCTGATTCGGCTGATTTCTCAAAGTAATGAATTGTGTGATCTGAAACAGGGCTTACCATGTCCTCTGTTTTTAGCATTTTTCGATCAACAATGGTGTTTACAGGCGCTTCAAGTGCTTCTAACATAGCAACCTCACCTTCGGACTTTACAACTACATCAACGTAATCCTCAACAATACACTGCTCAGGGACTGAGGTTGGGTGGATACCCCCGAAGATAGTTTTTTTACCATGCTCCTTGGCTAACTTCATATACCTTATTGCGCCCTTTAACTGATAGCCTGTCATAGAAGAAATTCCTACCACATCGGGCCAATCCATATCTGGCTCAGGGTCCCAACGCTCATCAAAGTAACGAATCTCATGCCCATGCTTCCTCATGGCCTCTCCTACATGTAAAACAGGAAGAGGCGGTGACATTTGCGGTGATTGAACAGAGGCAATAGGATATATAAATAAAATTTTCATGATGCTAAATTATATAGGAGTGTTGCGACTTTTTCTTTTACACAACTATATGAGTATAAATTATTATACCTATCTTTAGTTTTTTGGCTCAGTCTTTTATACATTTTTTTATCTGTTCGTAAGGCCTCCATCGAGGAGATATACTCTTCTAAGGAGGAGCAGAAAAATCCGCAGTCTGCGATCTGCTCCTGGTGTCCGTTATTCGTTCCAGGACAGCTAATAATAACTTTACCATGTGCCATTGCCTCTACTATAGCAGTAGAACATACTTCTCCATCTAACCTTGAATGAGCATAAACGTCAATACCATGAAGGAAACTATGAATTAATGATTTATGTGCAGTTGAATCCAAGAATACAACTCGATCTCTTTTATCCTCAGGCCAGGATCTAACTAAATCCCTATGACGTTGGCTTCCTCCCAAAATTACCATATAATTACTAGGATCTTGTAATTGAGAAAAAGCCATAAGAGATACAGGAGAAAAAATAGAAGGATCATCTCTTTGGTGCATACCGAAAACAAAAGCATCCTTAGGAATCTTATACTTTTGCCTAAAATTAGTCGGGTAAGTCTCTGGTATTTCCACAATAGGAGGCACAATCTCTAATTTAGATTGATTACCCCCATTTGAGAGCCATCTTTTAGATTGCCACTCGCAAATTAAAAGTGATTTAATGATATTATCTTGATCATAAACGTTATCCCCATGAACACTATATACGGTCTTAACATTCCTGAACTGTGAGGCAGGGTAGTCAGCTTTTCCATTGCCTGCTATAAAAAGTAAATCGTATTGATTTTCGTCAAACTTCTCAAAGATATCAGAATCTTGCCAAACTTCACCTTGGGGAGCAGTAGGATCATAATTTTTATATCCTACCTTCACTTTAATAAGATTTATTCCTGCATTCTTTAGTGCTTCTTCTCGTAAAGGATCGTTAGGTGGGTGAGTCCAATCAACACCAACTATGGGGGCTGAGTTGGTATAGTAATAATCAACCTCATGGCCTTCAGCATTTACAAGAAGAGCTATAGACTGAAGATATCTTTCGACTCCTCCAATACCTAAACCAGCAAATTTTAAAAAAGCAATTTTCATTTAGAGTTGAACCCCTTCAGTTCCAGTAACTGTTCTTTTATTGAAGGCGTACTAGTATTTCCGACCAAACATTTATTTATTTTAATTTTATCGTTCTCAAGAATCTTGATATCTTTACCATAAACATCCTTCATAATAGTTAACAAGTTAAACTTAGAGATGCATTCGCTGTAAGGGATGACAACCTCGCTAAAGCATTGAAAATCTCTAATTAAATCCCAACAAATTTTAGCCCATTGCAACGTAGTAATCCCGTTCCACATTTGATGCGTATATCCATAAAGCTCGTTCTCAGAGGCCAAAAACCACTCTAATAACCCTTGCTTACTTGTAAGCTCTGTGCCTATGATGGAACATTTAATGCTTTTTGTTCGTTGGCCTTCTCGCATAAAATAATCAGCGGCTTGTCTTTTTGATGCCCCATAAAGGTCTTCGTCAGATTCACAGTCAGTCCCAGCATGGATAACACTACAAGATGCATTTTGATCTATCCAAATAGGTAATTCAAAATTAATATCAAAGGTGTTCGTGCGCTGGGGGATGGCTCCTATGCAATTAACAATCACATCTCCTGAAAATTCTATTAAATAATTTTTAAACTCAGAGCTAGGCCATCTAGTCTCAACCGTCTCTACATGACACTCGGGAACAGAGGAAAGGTAGCGAAGAACTGTACTTCCTAACATACCTCGATGACCTAGAACGCAAACCCTCAAGATAGAACCCCCTTCTCACATAAAAAGGAAGAGACCTCATCGCATGATAGTATTGAAGTTTTTGAAGAGTATGACCATGCTTCATTGTTTATGATATCGTCTGTAATCATATAGTATTTATCAAACTGCTTAGAGCGCAAAGACTCCTCTAGGCTAATCATCTCTTCATGTATCTTTTCTCCAGGTCGAATGCCCACATAGTCAAGGGGTAATTGTCTTTTATAAGCTTTACTAAGCGTAGTAGCCAAGTCCACAATCTTCAAAGATTTTAGCTTAGGGACCACTATTGCCCCATGAGATTGAGGGTGATTAAAAGCCCAATCAATTAATTCCACGGACTCATCAAGGCTAATCAAAAACCTAGTCATTCGTTCATCAGTTACTGGCAATGAGGTAGTGCTCTCGTCTGATAATAAAGATTTAAAGAACGGGAGTACAGAACCTGTAGACTCTAAGACATTTCCATATCTGCACAAAACAACTTTTGTGTCTTTCTGCTTATTAGCAAAATCAATATACAATCTCTCAGATATGGCTTTGCACATTCCATAGACATTGACAGGCTTACACGCCTTGTCTGTAGAAATAAACATTAACGTCTCGATTTGATGATTACTTACCTGTAAACACTCCAAAAGATTTTCATGCCCCAAAATGTTAACCTTAACGCTTTCGTAAGGATTATCTTCACAAACAGGCACATGCTTTAATGCTGCTGTATTTAGAACCACATCGGGCTTATACTCATTTAAGGCTTTTAGCAAACAATCTTTCTCTTTAACATCGCCTATCTGGTAATCGACCGTGGGGTACTCCCTCTTCATATTCACATGTTTATGCTCATCACGGGAAAAAACTAAAATATCATTATTTTTATGATATCTTTTGGTTAGAGTCCTGCCTAATGCGCCAGTCCCTCCTATAATCATTATCCTTTTACCAATCATCGTTAACCCTAACCTCTTTTAAATACAGTTTAGTATTACCCTTGCATTTAATATACGGCAAAGGGTACGGATGCTGTAGACATCGCACCTTATTAAAGATCTCTTCAGCGGTAAAATTGTCGAAATCCTCTAAAATTATTTCACTCATTTCAGGAGTTCTGCGCTTGAAAAAAGTTGCTTCCTCATGACTCTGTGGAACTGCGGTACAGTCTCCCTCTAAGTAGGATCTAATGCCTTCAGAACCTACTAATACGATGTTATTAAAAATGCTTTCTAAGTCCCCAACTAAAGAAAATTCTTTTTGATATAAAATAGGACCAGTATCAATACCTTCATCATCAATGTGAGGAGAGAGTATTAACTTTTTATTCATTACATTCACTCAACACGGGTCTGTATTGTAGCCACTCACCATCCTGTTTAACAGGAACGCCTCGATCCTGCGTCAAGTAACAGAACCATTTCGTTCGTGATTCACCAGCGACAGGATACTTATAATCAACACCAAGAACCGAGTCTTTCCAAGACATCCAGGTAGAACTTATATCTTCTCTCCTCGGCCCAACTAGATTATCATAATTAGGGTAAGATTCCTCAGACAAAACCTTAGTAATAGAAGAGTTTTGTTGCCTCCATTTTGCATTAAAGTGAGGGAAAGATTTTGCACCATTTGCTCCATCTTTAGGAACAAGAGGCGATATCTTCTCAGGTTGGTTTAGTCTCCTGGCTTCTAGGTATTCGGACTCTTGTGACTCATAATACGCTAAATTAGCTAATCGGAGACGTATAATAAAATCATCATCTTCCCAACCACCACCGTAAAATCTCTCATCCCACCACCCAATTGTGCGATACAACTCTTTAGTCGATCCAAAAAAACCGACGCTATACTTGGATGCAGCGGCAAAACCCTCCTCTAGTAATTCAACAATATGAATAACATCCTCTGGCTTTGGAGTGACACGATCATTCATCCAAATTACAACCTCCGTAGGGGAGGAAGTAATAGAATCATTTATCATTTCTGAAAACGAAGGATAGGTCTCTGGATGTCTGTCAATTCGATTGTTCCAGTAAACCTTAAATACATCATTTAATGGTTCGAGTAGCTTCATCTGCTTATCAACAGTTTCACGCTCCCATCCACAATTGCAACACAATGTTATCTCTTTAGTTTTCATTTTTTAGATGTTCCTCCAGCGTTGAAACCATATCTTTACCTAATGCTTCCTCCACACCAGTAGTAAGTAACCAATCTCTTTGTAGAAGAAGAAGGTCTTTATATGCTTCAGAAGGTTGACCGTTTGGAAGGAGACGAGTTATAAGTGTTTCTAATTCCTCCGCGCTAGAATAAGAAGGGGCAGGTAAATTGTGAGGACTAGCAGTAGAAGGCTTGTCTGCTAAATCTCTAAATAGTAACAGAGAACCAGCCGCCATAATTTCTAAATGCCTTAAAGAATCCCAGGATCCTTTCCGACAAGTTAGTCCAAACCAAGAACGAGCCATGTCATCATAGTACTCCTCTTCGTCATCAAAAACGTACAACTGTCGAGCGGGTATGCCTAACACTTGCGGTCCAAACCTTGAGTACGGAGGCGCAGTGCTTTGAATAAGTTGAGTTTTATTAGTAAGGTCAATGGGTTGGATTTTACTAGAAGGTATAGAGAATCTTAAAGGATATACCTCTGAATGCTCTTCAAATAGTTCATGCTTAAAACAAGGAGTCTTAACAATATCAGAGTCATCATGCCCATCAATATAAACAACGGGTTTGTTTAACGATTCTAACTCTGGATAATAATCGTTAACGTAGTTATTTTTGTTCACAAACCCATAAACAACTACATCAACATCAGAAAAATCACGGTCCTTTACCTCTGGAATAGGGTCGTATAAAGTAAACCCCTTACCATGAAAAGAAGGTCGGTCAACCTCAGAGAAGTCACCATATAGAATTTTTTTGCGTGGGTAATCAATACAATTATCCCCCAAAGCAGACCTAAGGGCTCTTAAACACATTACTTCTTGAAAATCACCCTGCTTGGTAGGATCTTTTATTGTGACATATAAAACCTTCATTAAGAGATATCCTTTAAATAAAACTCATCTGTTCTCCATGTCTGACCGCCAGCCCAATGCCTAATTTTAGTATTCTTTTTCTCAGACCGTACTATATTATATCTTTGTAGCATTTGCTCTTGAGGAGTTTCCGCTTCTTCGGCTAAAAGAGTAGTATTCCACTCTGGTCCTTTAATGTCTACATGCTTCTCTAACTCCTCAAGCGAGTAATGATCTGCATCCCATAACTCCGAGTGGTAACCGTTATTTGGGAGAGATGGAAAAGGAACCCAACTATGTCGCTTAATCCCAGCTAAAAAATACCAAGAACATTGCTCCCTAAATTCCTGCCAGAAGGGATGATCTTTATACTTTTGGTATCTCTCTTCTGACATAAGCTTATCAATCATTTCAGTGGACCAATCATTAATTTTAATTCCATAGTTCCCCATGCAATGAGTGTTACCATTATCGATGGAGTAAGTCCAAGATTTGCCTTGATAATAATCTTCGCTACCATCCACAATGACCATATCAGCATCCAAATTTACAACAACATCGCCTTCTGATAATTCGTTCTTTATCATGTCCTGGAGAAGAGTAAACTTCCACCAAGTTGGATTCCCTCGAAAAGGCTCTTGCGCTCGATAAACTCTATACTCATAGCCCCACTTATCTGCATACTGTTTATTCTTTGGAGAATAATAATTATCAAAAATGCTCTGACGATGATCCGAATAATCCGCTATACTAAATAATATCTTTTTCATGTTTAATGCCAATAGTGTAATTCTATCCCTCGGCTTTCAATCTCCCTTCTCAAATAAGACTCGTTAAATTTTTCAACTCTTAAATGGTTATGCCATTCCACATATAATACATTAATTAAATTAATCGTATTGTCTTTAATTAGTTTGTCAAGAACTTCATACTCTGCTCCTTCAATGTCTAATTTAACCACTACGTGATCTTCTTCTGATACGTTCTCTAATAAGAACTTAGAGAAATCAATAGAGTCTACCTGTCTGGCGTTTTTTATAATATCATGCTTAATGTAGTCAGGCTGTAGCCAGTTATCTCCTAAGATATTAGTAGCGCCACCGAAATCGTCAATCCCTTTTTCATGATCTAATGTTAAAGCAAGTTTACCTTCTGAAATCCAAACAGCCTTGTTTATAAGTTGGATTGATGGATGGTTTTTGTATAAGGGTTTTTCTTTTAACAGAGAGGATACCTCTTCCATAATTTCAAAGCAAACTATATCCCAAGTGTCATCCATGCCTCGGGACTTGTAAATTGAATGTAGCCCTTGTCCTTGATTGGAACCGCAATCTAAAAATACTTTTCTCACACCAAACTTGTTGAAGCCTCAACAACCTCCAATATTTTATTAAATACACTCTTAATAGCGAAGAAATCACCGTAGACCTCTTGTGCATAATTTATCATAGCCTCACGCTTCCATTCGTAGGAGTTAATAATTTCTTTTATGTTGGGGAGTTCCTCTGGAGTCATTCTAATAATAAGATCATCCCATTCTACCTCCTCTTGCCAAGGTAACCAATGCCTATTACTTATATAAACAGGGACCGCTTTGTACTGAAATGCCTCATATAGTCTATAACTTGTAGGTCCATAACCTCTAGGGCATAACATGTATTTAGATCTTATTGAGATATCTTCAAAAGCTCTAAACCTTTCTTCTGTTATTTTCTCTGACCAGTGAGGCTGCATAGATAAAGCATATCCATGGACCTCTGGTGGACAGCATTGTGCCATTTGGGCTCGAATAGGGTGAGTGTATGATCCTATAAAGGAGGCTGTGATGTCTTTCTCCTTTTCCTCATATTGTGGGACTTCGGATACAACTAAAGGGACTGGAATAGTAGCTAAATTATTACCCCCTGCACCAAAAACTAATGTATCGGGAGGCAAAGATTCGGTTGGTGCATCATCATGGGTACAAACACAATAGTATTTTTTACTTGGATCTAGCAGGTGAAGCTTTTGTTGAATAATCGCTTGCTTTTGTTCTTTGTATGCATTAGTCCAAAAAACAGGGATTAAGTACCTATCCCCACACTTCTCCCCATGCTCAACAAACATCTCCTCAAGGTAGGGTCCTTTATGATAAGAAGGATATGTAGGGTACACAGCACCCTTCTTGTTTATGTCTGCGAATAGCCTATTAATTTTTTGCTGATAACTCATTTACAGTAATTGCCACATTATGCAGTGTTGGGGTTTGGGATATAAAATGACGCATCACATTATTAAAGTTAGTACATGGAGGATATGCAGGAGAGTTTGGGTTATCTAAAAAGTGTGTATGAATACTTACCACATTGGATCCTAAGTATTTTAACTCCCCATTAAATGTAAAGAAATCATTAAACCTATGTTGTGTGCGCTCATTATTGAATCTCCACCACCCCATATTATAGGTTATTGGAAATATTCCTACATTGTAACTTCCAGTCTCAATCACCTTAGTCATTGGCTTTTGCTCATACATAAACTCACCGCTAAAGGTAAGATCTTTCCAGGCTTTTAGATAGTCTTTAGATTTTACATACACAAACCCAACATTATAAACCCCCCACTGCTCATCTAGCTGGGGGCTTTGCTGCATATGAGGACTTACTATTGCATCGACTGAACTTTCCATAGATTTGATCATATCCTCATCAAACCGATTGAAGAAAACTATGTCGCAATCAAGCATTAGTACCTGACCACAAGCCTCTAAAGCATACTCAGCGGCTTCAAACTTAAAATTGATAACATCTGAAAAATTCTTCTGACTTTGTGCGTCACCCCACTGCTCCCCTTCTTGTAGACAATCAGGATAGGTCTTTACATTTCCCCCTAATTCTTTTAATGCTTCCTCTATGTCAGGGGAGCAAACCAAGTGCCACTCATAATCATAATGTGTGTTGTATGCATGAAATGAAGAGTATAGAAGTTTAAACTCTTTGAGATACTTAGTTGTTACTACAGAAGATAATCCGAATTTTTTCATGCGTAATGAGGGTTGTGAAATAAAGGCTCGCTACAAGATGGGTTGTATGGAACAATGCCTTTCAAAAGATACCAAACGAGAAAAAGTCTCTCCATGAAGTAGCCTGTTGCTTTTTGATTGCTAACCGTGCCGTACTCCGTCTGCATTTTGTAATAGTCAGAACCGTGGACATTTTGAAGGGACCATTCGACCATAGGCCAGGAAAATTCCATGAAATCGTTGAATAAATCCTTCCGCATTACCCAATAATTGGCAAAGAACCCTGTGTGTGTCCCTTTCCATTTTGCAGGCATTGAGTACCCAAAACGCTGTAAAACATCAGCCATGTATTCATTCAAGCCAGGATGGCAGATTTCAGTCTGCCTATGCAAGGAGATAGGAACGCCTCTGCCTTGAATCCCGTTATCAGGCACAAACAACTCGTACTGACCCCAAGCAACAACACCCCACTTATCTAATAAATCCTGAACTTGCTGTTTTGATTCAAACTTAAAAGGGAACTTCTCAAGCTGGCGGTGGGAGGTAGTACCAATCCAAGTATCCTGGTCGTAGTCTGAGTTTCGCCAGTGCCACAGAAAGCAAGCATACTCAGTTAACTGCAATCGAGTTCCTGCATCCTCTAATTCAGGACACTCAACAAAAAGAAGGGGGTTTACCTCAGGCTCTAGACCGAACCCTGTATACGGCTCCTCTAAGAATAGATTATTCATATCCTTAACGAAAGGGAAGCACTGATAGATCATACCAGTTCAAAACCTTCGATTTTTTTGAGAAGATCGTCCCGCTTTAGCATTGTAAAAGTATCCTTGTATAGTTTTAGGCGCTGCCCTATAACTTTATTCAGATCAAAATACTCCTGAGTAATATCAAACAAATTATTACCCATCTGCTCTCGATGTTTTTTATCTTTTATTACTTTAGTAAGCACTTTAACCCAATCGGTTTTTGATGCCTTAGGATCTAGTAAATACCCAGTCTTGCCATTAATGATGGTCTCATCATAACACCCAACATTAGAAGCAATCAAAGGAACTTTATACCTACCACACTCAGCAACTTTAATTTCAGACTTAGAGTCATTAAACGCATTCATCTGAAGAGGTGCTATAGCTATGTCAATATTTGCAAAAATCACACCATACTGATCAGAAGGGAGAGCGCCATGAATATACCAGTTCTTAGCTCCTCTGAACCCTTGAGTTAAAGTGCGTTCATAATTGTCCCACACATCTAACTGCCAATCCTCTTTAGAGTTGTTTGGGTCTTTAGGGGGCTTTCCAAAAAAGTGCCACTCCACGTTTTCTCGACCCACACGCTGATTGACAAGGTGAGGAATGCCAGCGAACTCTTTAACGTCTTCTTCGTGATGGATGCCGCCAGCCCAGCCTACGCGAACTAACCTTTTTCTCCGAACAGGAACTTTTGGGTGATTCCAATTTTCTAAATTATAATCAATGGCATTCTTTGCTACAGCTAAAACACCAGAGCAATAATCTTTTATTCTTTCAGCAAATTTTCTTTGGGTTACTGTCACTAAGTCAGCATTTGCGTATAAGTACTTAGTTAGCTCCGATAAACCTCGGTCTTCATATACAGACTTTAGCCTGTGGCCTTCATACAACTCTGTAAGAAGGTCATCTGTATCAAAGTGAACAAATTTACCAAACTCCTTGGCTTTGCCTACAATCCTGGCTGTATATGGACCCCCATAATTATGAATGTTTTGGGTCATCACAATATCAGCCCACTTCATATCAGCAAAGTCCCAATCTTCAATCCATTGACCGTTTTCAATGTTAAGACCCAAAGGGTTTTCATTAAACTTTATTTCAATAAGGTCTGGGAACTTTTCCGCTAATTTTGCAAAAGGAGCCCAAGCCCTGTAATAGGAACAACCACCCTGATTTGCGGGTGCGATTAAAATCTTTAACTTATTCATGATATAAAAAAATATGAGGAGCCCTAAAGCTCCCCATATTATAGATCCTACTTTTTACTTCTTATGCTTTTTTTGTAGGTTTTGCAGCTTCAACTTTTGCTGTCGCCACTTCATCTTCATTGGTAGCTTTTGTGGCCTCTGATGAGTGTGCCAATCCAAGACCAGAACCTAGAGACTTAATCGCGTCTCCAAACTCCATGTTCTTGTTCATAGGAACAATAGCCATCACCATGTTAGAATAGTGCTGCCTTTTTCGAGGACTAAAGATAGAAGCTCCACCTTCCCAAACGGCAAGGCTAGGAATGAAACCCTTTAATAGAGTCCAAAGAGTGTCAAGAAAGCCTCCAGGAGAATCGGCTGTGCCTTCTCCCATTACGCCCTCGACCATAGAACAAGACACCAAGCCCGTTCCAAAAAGTACCGCAATAACGGCAGGTAAAATAATATTTTTCATGATTGTAATCTTTCCATGTAATCATCATCACCAACCTCTGTATTAGAACGGTTGATGTCACCAGCAGACCTTTCAACCGCTGCGAAGGGGTTGATGCTTTCAGCAATCTGCTTAAGCTCTTCATAATCTTCCAGTTTCACAAGAGACTGAATATCATGCAGAGAATCCATCCAACCTGCAACCTCTTTGCCACTACCCGCAGGGGTAGACTTGGGGCGAGGTGCGGACTGGTCGTACTTAGGCCATTGTCCTTCCATGATCTTAACGATCTTGAAATCATGACCTTCTTCCACATCAGTAATATCCCCATAATCAGGATCTACCATTGCGGCAATAACTTTCTTGAACAAGATGATACCTACTGAAAGGATCTTCACCTCACCTGTTTCACGATCAACCACATTCATGTAGTAGCGATCTCTTCCCTTAATCTGTCGAGCCAAAGTCTCATCCTTAGTAGGCTCTTTCCAGAGAGAGTAGTAAAGGTTACAAATAGGGCATTGCTCCCCGTGAACCTGTCGGCAATGAATGTTCTTCACCGTGCCGTCTTGCTGAGGAACCCTATGCAACTTAGTCATCGCATAGAAGTCTCCATCGTCTTCCTTGGGAGGTAGGATACGGACTGAGTTCGTACCATCCTCAATTTTAAGGAATGTATCGGACATCCCTCCTCCACCTGCACCACCTTTCCCTGAAAGGTTAGCGTGGATTTCCTTAATTTTATCTAAATCAATAGCCATTGTAAACTCCTTTGTAGTTAGTTAAGCTGTCTGTGGTTAGTATTATAGGCGACTGTGCCTGTTTTGTTAACTGTAAATGTTTTTTTCTGCTCGCATATTAGCGGACAATTGAACGAGCAGGTCTTTCTTCTGTCCTAGAGACTGAACGAGGCTTTTTAGCATATTAAACTTCAAAGTTAACTCGTTGACCTCAAGGCCGATGCGCCCATACTCCTCCCGTGAAAGGACATAATCATCCAAGTCCTTCGCAGTTGGTTTTTTGGCGAGTCCACTACCCTCTTCTGTTCTTTCTTTTCTTGTCTTAGCCATGTACATCGTAAGCTCTAAGTTCTTGTCATCTAGCTTCTTCTTACATAGGTCTTGCATAGCTGAGTAATACGAGTAATGGCTGGCATGTCGAGATAACTCTACATCCATATTTGTTCTATCAATCTTCGTAATACTTTGGCAGATCTCATTATATGTATCCATGTCCAAGTGGTTAATAACTTGATTTATATCTAGTTTAGGCATAATAGCTCCTTGGCTAGTTCAGGGTTTAGTTGTGTAAACATCATAATTGCTCTCGATACTGTTATAGTCAGCCTCTCATTAGAAGCGTAGATATATTCTTCATCTTCTCCTTCACCTTCGCCTCCCATGCCGCAAAGCTCTAAAAAAGCATGACAAATTTCGTGGAAAAGAGTCTCACGCGCAGGTTCGTCTGTAATTTTCTCCTCTAGATGAATCTCATACGTATCGAAGTCACAGGTTCCCCAGCAGTTCTGTGACCCTGATTTTAATCCCTTTTTAAATATAATTTTAAAAGTAGCCCAGCCCACGTTAACCGTTTGGAGCTTCGGATTCTCTTTAATTATATCGTATACGTGCTTACTCTGTTGTTTCATATGGATCACACTCACTCATTGTTAAGGTACTGTAGTCTATAGATAGAGGAACTACGAATCGCTGCTTACCATTCCTGGACTTCATAACATAGCATCTCATTTGCCCATCATCAAACTCTTCTTCTGTCTGATTAAGAGAGATAGCATAGTCACAAGTTCGAATCTTGCCGTAAGCATCTGCAAGTTCTGAATCTGTAATCAGCTTAACTGCCCTACCCTGTCTGTTGGTTTGCGTAGCGGTCCACACAAGCACATCAGACTCAACAGCCAAGCCTCTAAGTTCCTCAGAGATCCTCTGCTGTGCCTGATACTCTGCCAGCCCATCCCTAGTTGGTCTAAGAAGCTCAAGATAATCAATCAAAATAACATCAGGGATAAAGTCTTCATAGTTATGCAACTGAACGAGCAGGGATCGAATATCATTAATGTTAGCCAGTCCTGTAGGGAACTCTTTAATCATCAACTGGCCGTCAGGAAACTTACCATTGAAGATATCAAGCCTCTTCTGTAGAAGACCCAAACTTTGCCTTAGCTTCTTTTGCGAGATCAAGGTCATTACCGAATCAAATCTAGCAGCAATCTTATCCTCACTCATCTCTAAACTAATATACAAAACCTTTTTGTTCTGCATTAGTGCTTGCACTCCTTGGTTTACCAAGTAAAGACTTTTACCTACTCCAGGAGGAGCCACTACCATAGCTAACTCCTTCGGACTAAGCCCACCATCAAGCTCTCGGCTCAAGGTATCAAACACAAGCGGAAAACGGTTTCCAGAGTTCTCTTGAAGACTTCTCTCGAACCTTTCCATTACGTCATTGAAATACGCCTGACCTAAATCTACATTTCTGTTGATAGAAAGGGCATCCCGAACTAAGACTTCAATATCACCCATGCGGTCATCTTTAAGCAGACTGATGCTTGAGGTGATGGCCTCCTTCATTGCCGCACGTTGAGCAAACTTCTCAATGAGGTCTAAAAAGAACTCATTATGACCAATACATGAAGCATCCATGGTATTGATCCTGTGAAGTTCATCATCATAGTCGGACAAGTCCTCAGAAGGCTTCTTGAACTCTTTAATACATTCTAATAGGTGTAAGTCTTTAGGAATTTCATGGTACTCTTCATAGTACTTTTGGATTGACCTGTAAAAATTTGAATGTATAGGATACTCAAAGTACTCAGGATTAACTAATGAGCTAATCTGAAGATAAAAATCTTGGCTATACTTCGAAAGAAAGAGGATACCTCTCTGGATATCGTCACTAAAATCGTATTTCATTACTGGGGCTTTTGCTCTAGGGTGTCTTTTATGTTAATGTCCAATCCATTATAGACCGTCTCGGTCATTTTCTTCGAATTTTCCATTGCTTGTTTTGTCTCTTTATCAGATCTCCGCCTAACTTTTCCTGTGTTTAGAAGCTCTTGCGATACTTTGGGGGTTACTTTAGAGTAATGCTTCCACCCAGTATCTATGCTTTTCTCTGAAGCTTTAATAGATGCGCTTAGGAATTCATCGGCCTCATCTTTACCCATTCCCTTTTCATATCTATCTCTTAACCTGACCCTGTTAGTATGACAATCTCCCTTCATTCTAAAGGTAGTAACGGAGGACCAATTCCTGTCCTTAAGCTCGCCGCATTCAGGACATTCCGTTTTCTTTGGGGCTTTTCCTAAGGGGTGGTCTTGTTCCCAGATAACCTCACATTCAGAGCAAATCCAATCATAGTTTGTCACTCATGCACCTCCGATAACGTAGCATTGATTTCAAGCCACTTCTCCTCTGCTTCATCATCTATGCGAATTGCATCCACAGGACACTCAGGCTCACACGCACCACAATCAATGCACTCTTCATTGTGGATAAACATGGGAAGCATACTTGTAGCTTCTTTAGGGTCTGTCTCGTAGATACAATCAACAGGACACACCTCTACGCAAGCGGTGTCTTTTACGCCCACACAAGGCTCTTGAATTACATATGTCATACGCTAAACGATTCTCCGCATCCACAGGTCTTAGACGCTGCTGGATTATTAAACGTGAACCCTCTCCCCATGAGAGAGCTTTCAAAATCTATGATAGTATCATTAAGATACAGGAAACTCTTTGGATCACAAATTACTTCCATATCCTTTGGCATCCACTCCTTGAGCGAAACCTGATCGAGTTCAGTCTTGTTATCATCGAACCCTAGAGTGTAAGAGAATCCTGAACAACCTCCTCCTTTCACCCCAACACGAATGAATACTTTGCCAAGACCCTGCTCATCGATTATTCTTTCCATCTCTACAGCAGCCCTGTCACTTAGCATTATCATGTACTCTCTCCTTCCAGCGCACCAAGATCTCTTTCTTGTTTCCGTTCTTGATCAGAGCTATCACAGCATGAGTCTGGTCCCAAGGAGCTTTGCTCACATGAGATATATTCTTCCACATACTGTCTACCTTGGCTACGCGCATTTGTTTTACACACGCTCTCTTACACCTGCTCTGTGCTTCAGAGATTAGTTGGGCTCCTTTGGGGCTGTCTCTCTTGATTCCCTCTTTCTTCATCTTCTTCATCTCTGGAGTGCTATTCATCAACTGCTGCCAATTCACTACTCCAGGTTGTTTTACCATTCTTGGCTCTTTCACTCCACAGATATTATCTGCTGGTGTTGCAACCCAGCCTGAATCTAATTCACTAACCATGAAGGTGTTGTGAATGAGGGGAGGAAAGCATCCCAAGCTGAGAGCTACGACTAAAGCTAACCTAACCATGTAGTTATTCCTATTAGAATCGCAAAACCTAAAACTAACCAGGCGATAGCTTCGAAAATAACTACCGCTGTTACACCATTATTTCTACCCATTAGCAGTCGCCCCCAGCAAGAGAACAAGCATCTCCAGATTGAACAGAGGTAAGAGTTTCTTCCCTACTACCCATATTCTTTTCTATGTTTTCAGGAGTGAACTCTATCGCCTGAAGAGGCTCACCTTCTTTAGCTCCTGCTCTATAAACAGTAAGACCCTTGAGGTAAGGAGCGTAGTCCAACGCTGCCTGAGAAAACTCCTCAGGTGTTGAATCAGCGGGAAGATTGATGGTTTTTGAGATACATGAATCCATGTACTTTTGGACTGTAGCTTGTACCTTGATATGATCCTCGGGGGCCACATCATACGCTCCGACGAAAGGTTCAAGGGTCTTTCCTTGATCATAAAACTCTTGGAATAACGGATCGACAACTAGCTTCTCCTTCCAGATATTATTGCTACGCCACCTGCGATTATACATAGCAGCGAAGATAGGCTCAATTCCACTCGATACTCCGTGGAGCATTGATATAGTACCACAAGGAGGAATTGTAAGCATAACAGCATTTCTAACCCCGTGCCTCTTAATAAGCATCCTGATCCTTGCTGGGAGTGTTTTTGCGAACTCTTCATTTAGATATTTTTTGTAATCGAATTCTGGGAAAGGCTTCTTGTCCCTTGCGAGATAAATCGACATTTTATACGACTCATCTCGTATGGTAGAAAAGAGTCGGTCTAAAAACTCTAGGCACTTTTCGCTACCGTACTTTATCCCCAGTTTAATAAGCATATAATGCAGACCTGTTACGCCCAAACCAATGCGACGAGATCTCTCGCCAACTAATTTACATTCCTCTGTAGGGAAGGTGTTTACCGTAAGTACGTTGTCTAAAAATCTAATACCCGTTCTTACAGTACGTGCTAGTCTCTTCCAATCAAGATCCTTGCCGTTATCTAAAACCATATTGCTGAGGTTGATATTACCTAAACAGCAGTTTCCATAAGATGGTAGAGATATTTCTCCACAGGGATTGGTAGAATCTAGACGCTCAAAGTAGGAAACATTTGTATAGGAATTAGCTAAATCAATGTTGTAAATTCCAGGATCACCTGACTCAACAGAATTCTTCCAAATCTTATCCCAAAGGTCTCTCGCTTTAATGTCTTTCCTGCCTTGGCATACAAAGGTATCTTTCCAATCTTTTTTATGGAAGTTTTCAGCGCGAGCTAGAGCATCTTCCTCGTCTAGACCTATAACGTAAACAAAATCATCGTTGTTTCTTAGCATCTCATAAGAGTGGTACTCTTTATTATTAAAGGTAAAGTACCAATCCTCGTCTAGCTCTACAGCCTCTAAGAAACGATTTGTAATTGCAACGGAGATATTAAAGTTGTTAAGCTGACCTTGATCAAGTTTAACAGATAAGAACTCTAGCAAGTCAGGGTGTGTAACATTAAGGATACCCATAAGGGCTGTTCTTCGATTCTTCCCTGCTCGAACATGCTCACCTACCTCGTTAATCATTTGCAACACAGAAACGGAGCCAGGGGCTGAGTTTTTAACGCTACCAATGTGATCACCTCTGGGGCGAAGTTTAGATACGTTAAATCCTACTCCCCCACCCGCGCAAGAGATCCTGTACATATCCTGCACAGTTTTTCCAATGGAATCGACACTATCTTCTGGAATAATAACATAACAGTTAAGCAGATTATGATTCCCACGGTTACGCCCAGAACCAAAAATAATTCTACCCCCTGGGATAAAGTCTGCTGAACCCACTGCTTCGTAAAATAGTTTTTCAACTTTCTCTTTATCCTCATCTCTTTCTGCAGAAGCAATGGTCTTAGCGATGGACTTCGCTCTTTCTGCCCACTTCGTTTCTCCAGGGTATGCATACCTTGTTTCGAAAATTTCTTGCCCTAACTCGTTTAAATTTGCTAATGTCATTTGTTTATCCTTGATACTCCTTTGGACTTAATTATAGACAGCCGAGGGGCTGAGTGGAGTAGTGTTTTTAAGTATTTATTATGTGTTATAATGAAAATTAGCTTGTCTTTCTTTATTTCCTGGAGTAAAGAGAACAGGCCGTTAATTCCTTCTTCGTCTAGATTTTCTGCGATCTCATCTAAGAAAAGAATGTTTGCTTGATTTTTATCAGTTAGTAGGAGCAAATCTTTTAATGCCATCATAACTGCTAAATTAATCTTCCGCTTTTCTCCTCCAGACAAAGATATATACTGAATAACTTGATCTTCGGTCATTACTTTTTCGTTTAATTC